GCTGCATGTGGGGCCATTGGTGAGTACGAGCTAAAAGAGAAGTTCGGGGCGTAATCAACCAACCGTGAGGGGCGCACGGCATCATGACACCACTACAAACCTTCGGACTCGTTGTCAGTTTTCTTGCTTCCGTGGCCGCACTCATCACGGCGATCGTCAAGATAAGATCGGCGCCGCCTGCTGACCGGAAGGTAAAGGCTGAGACGGAAAAGACCGAGATCAACGGGCAGAGCGTGGTCATTACCAATCTCGCCGCAGAGGTCGAGCGCTTGAGTGCGCGGGTGACCCAGCTCGAGGGCGACTATGAGCTTTTGCGGCGCAAGTACGATGATGTACTGGCCTGGGCCACGCCGCGGGGCTATCGGGCGCCGGCGCACTGGTAGCCGATGGCCCGCAAACGGCGCAAGGCCCAGCGCCTGGTGGTGGTGTTGCTATCGGATACCCATGCCGGGCACAAGTTGGGCTTGCTCAACCCAGAGACGCAGCTCATTGACGAGCATGGGGAGCCATACACGCCAGGGCTGAACGCGACACAGACATATCTCTGGGAACTTTACCAATTGCATATCGAGCAGGTCGCGCAGATTGCCGGCAAGAGCCGCGTCATCGTGATCCACAATGGCGATGTCACGCAGGGAAACCGCTACCCTTCCCATCTGGCGCTGGTGACGATCGCCGATCAGGTAACGGCAGCGGCGGCCAACTTGCGGCCCTGGTACGTTCACAAGCGGCTGAAGATTGGTGCGGTGCGCGTTATCTGTGGGACGGCGGTACATACCTGGGAGGCGTCGAGTGAGGCGCTGGTGGCACAGCGATTGGCGCAGGAGTTCCCGAAGGTAGATACGCGCCCGCTCTATCACGCTCTCATTACGCTTGAGGGCCAACGGGGACAGTCACTCGATGCGGCCCACCACGGGCCATTCACGGGGAGCCGTAACTGGCTGAAGGGCAACAGCGCCCGCTATTACTTGCGCTCGGCGATGATGGACGAATTGAAAGATGGAGAGACACCGCCGAGGGTGTATGCCCGGGCACATTATCACGAGTGGGTGCATGAGACACTGCGCATCCGCTCGCGCGGACAGGATGTCGTGAGTGATCTCGTCATCACGCCGTGCTATACCGGCGTCGATGACTATGCCCGCAAGGTCACGCGCAGTCTGCGGAAGCTGGATCACGGCTTGGTAGTTCTCGTCTTTGAGGATGGTCTGCGTGAGGTGATTCCGCTGTATCAGGAACTCGACATCAGGACCAAGGAGGAATTGTGACCGACCTGGCGGCTATCCTTGCCGAGATTGACGAGCTGGCCGGCCCGCCCACGATCCAGCGCGACGATGTGACAGTGCAAATGCTGATGGACCACTGGGGCGTGGCCGATGGTACTGTGCGGACCTGGATGCAGCCGCGGGTAGATGACGGCACGTTTGAGACGCTAATGGTCTACGACCCGGCCAGCAGGCGCAGCGTGCGCGTGTGGAGGAAGCGATAACCGGGGGGCAGTGCCGCGTCCGAGGGTGAGGGCGGAGGGGTTGGCTAGGGGTACGTTCAAGTAGGCCGGCACTGTCTTTGAGGGATGTCTTCTTCTCTCCTCCTTTGGATCCGTGTGGGGCGGGGACGGGTGGGCTCCTGAACCGCCCCCACGGTGAGGGCTAGATGCAGCCAATTGAGTTCTGGGCCGTGGTGAACAAGGTGCAGACGCTGGCAGATGGGGGGATTCGCGTTTCCCTCGATCTGCCCGAGCAGTTCGTGGTTCAGATGGCGGAGTTGGCGGCGTGCAAGATTCATGGGCAAGTCCTTGACGTGTCTTTGACAGAACATGGACCAGACAGTGACGGAGACAGCGGAAAAGGTAAGAAATTGCACATCTGAAGCGCTGGAACAGACCCTGGGCGAGCTGACTACCGACCAGATACGTTTTGCTGTTGCGCGTCAGGAATGTGCAACGGACAAGGAAGCGGCTGAGGCGGTGGGCATCAGCGTGCGCACTGTCTATAACTGGCCCGATGTCGTCAAAGAGGCTGTGCGCCTAATGGCCTTTGATGGCTTGGTGGTAGCAGCACACGTGCGGCGGCGCAATCTCGCCAAGGCAATGCAAGTCAAGGTCGCGGGCCTTGATGATGAAGATGCTGGCCTGCGGCAGCGCGTAGCGACCGAGATCATAGATTGGGAGATGGGCAAGCCGACCCAGCACCAGGAGGTCAGCGGCCCCAAGGGTGGGCCGATAGAGACAAGCGATGTTGGACTGTCAGATAGCGACCGTGCAGAGCGAATACTTGCAATTCTTGACGCCGCAAGAGCGCGGGGAGATAGACCGCCTTCTGGCGGGGATGGTTGATCCATTCTCGGACTGGTTGCAAGCCGTCACGCCGCGCTTCCAGTGGGACTGGCGACACCTACGCCTGACCCGAGAGTACCTTGACAAAGTAACGAGCGGGCAACTCGACCGCCTGATGATCTTCGAGCCGCCCCGCCACGGCAAGAGCGAGATGGTCACGGTGCGCTATCCCGTGTGGCGCCTGGAGCGCGACCCAGAAATGCGCATCATCATCGGGGCCTACAGCCAGACGCTCGCCAATCGCTTCAGCCGCAAGTCGCGCCGCATTGCCCGCGAACGGTTCACGCTCAACGATGAGCGTGCTGCAGCGGAGGAGTGGGGCACAGCAGAGGGCGGCGGCTTTCGCGCTGTAGGTGTTGGTGCGGGCGTGACCGGGATGGGCGGCCACCTGATCGTCATCGATGACCCGGTGAAGAACCGCGAGGAAGCTAACAGCGAGGCGTACCGGGAGCGCTGTTGGAGCTGGTACACGGACGACCTGTATACCCGCTTGGAGCCGGGCGGGGCCATCATCTTGATCATGACCCGCTGGCACGAGGACGACTTGGCAGGGCGCATCTTGGCCAGCGAGGAAGCGGACGACTGGACGGTGATCAGCCTGCCGGCATTGGCAGAAGAGGATGACCTACTGGAGCGGGCACCAGGCGAGGCGCTGTGTCCAGAACGATACGACCTTGAGGCCCTGGGGCGCATCCGGCAGACGCTGGGCAATTCATTCTATGCGCTCTACCAACAGCGACCACAGCCGTTAGAGGGTGGCATGTTCAAGGAAGGCTGGTTCGTGGTTGTGGAAGCCGTGCCGTGGATCATGCCGAAGGTGGTGCGGTACTGGGACAAGGCCGGTACAGCGGATGGTGGCTCCTATACCGCTGGCGTTCTAATGGGTCGTGCGGGGGGCTTGTTCTACGTGCTTGATGTGGTGCGTGGGCAGTGGACGGCAGGCACGCGAGAGCAGCAGATCAAGAATGCGGCATACATGGACCGCCAGCGGTGGGGGGACAGCTACGAGGTATGGGTTGAGCAGGAACCAGGCAGCGGGGGCAAGGAAAGCGCAGAGAACACGATCCGCAATCTGGCCGGCTTTACGGTTCACGCAGACAGGCCCACGGGCGACAAGGCGCTGCGCGCTGAGCCCTATGCTGCTCAGATGGAGGCGGGGAACGTGCGGATCTTGAGTGCCGATTGGACCGCTGCATATCGGAATGAGCTGACATCGTTCCCAACAGGGATGTTTGCCGACCAAGTAGACGCCAGTTCGGGGGCATTTGCCAAGCTGACGCGCCGCAAGAGGCCCAAGGCGAAGCTGGTGCCGTATGCCTGAGTCAAACGCCGACATCATCCGCGAGACGTTCCTGGCTTGGCTGGCGACAGAGGATAGTGATCGGCAGAGCCGCTATGTCACTTACCGCGAATACTACGACGGTGACCACGACACGCAGCTCACCGCCCGCATGCGCAAGTTCTTGCAGCTCAAGACGGGTGAGGAGTTCAACAGCAACTATTGTCCTATCGTCGTAGATGCGCTGGCGGAACGGCTGCGGGTAACGGGCTTCGATTGCGGCGACGATGAAGAGCTGGCAGAGCAGCTATGGGACTGGTGGGTGGCTAACCGGGGTGACGCGCTGCAGGGCATCGCACACACAGCAGCCGGACGCGACGGCGACACCTACGTGCTGGTGGACTGGAACGAGGACGATGCCATTCCCCGCCTCCGGCACCAAGCGGCTTACGACGGCACGGAAGGTATCAAGGTCCACTACAATCGCGAGACGCGCGAGATCGCCTTTGCCAGCAAGCGGTGGCGGATAGAGAGCGAGAATCCAGGGCAGGCCGGCAAGGTGCGGCGGCTGAATCTGTATTATCCCAATCGCATTGAAAAGTACATCAGCAACCAGGATGCATTCGAGGGCGCATGGCTGAAGTATGCCGAGAGTGAGAGCGCGTGGCCTATCCCGTGGGAGAACAAGGCCGGCGAGCCGTTGGGCGTACCTATTATCCACTTCAAGAACGCCGACCAGGGCTATGACTTCGGGCAGTCGGAACTCAAGAAGGTCATCCCGCTGCAGAACGCGCTCAACAAGTCCATCATCGACCTACTGGCGATTTCGGATCTGCAGGGCTTTCCCATTCCCTGGATCATCGGTGCCGACGCAAATGGGCTATCGCTTGCCCCTGGCTCGTGGGTGGCGGTAGAAGATGCCGGCGTAGACTCACCAGTGTCTATCGGCCAGCTCGAGGCCGCCGACCTCACGGGCGTGATCGAGCTGAAGGATAGCTTTGTCACCGAGATCGCCCGGGTGTCGCGCACGCCGCTATCCTACTTCCAGAGCAGCGGCCAGCGACCCGCCGAGGGGACACTGAAGCAGGAGGAGGTGGGCCTGGTGGCCCGCGCTGAGGACCGCCAGGTGGGATTCGGCAACGCCTGGGAGGACTGCCTGCGCCTGGGCATCCGGCTCTATAACACCTTTGGCGAGGGCGGGCTGGACGAGGACGCCACTATTAGCACGCAGTGGGACGACCCGCAGACGCGCAATGAGAAGGAGCACCTTGAGACACTGACCATGAAGGCCAAGCTCGACGTGCCGCATGAGACGCTGTGGGCCGAGATGGGCTACGACGCCGACCAGATTGCAGAGATGAAGGCACAGCGCGGCGAGGAGATGGAGGAGCAGAGCAATATCGGCGGTGAGTTGCTGCGCGCGTTTGAGGGCGGCGGGTTTGGGGGACAGATAGAGCAGAACGAACAAAGGAGGCAGGAACGTGGTGCCGAGAGCAAGTGAGGCATTGGCGAATTGCCCACGGTGCGGTGCTCCGGTGGGCAAGGAGCTGGAGTGCAGCTATTGCGGATGCCCCTATCCGTTGGTGCAAGCGCAAGAAGTATTATTCCCGTCGGTATCGGTGACGATGGATTGCACTAGCACGTCAACTAGCACCGTTGAGGACATGCAGCTGGATCTGACGACACGCATAGAGCAAATGCAGAGGCAAATCGGGCTGCGACTTTTGGGACACTAGATGCCCGACCCGACGCCGCTCATTCTTGAGCTCAGCAACCAGTACCGCCGCCAGCTATTGGCCCGGGAGCGCAGGGCGGCGACGGCGCTGGTCCGATTCTACGGCGCGGGCTGGCAGCGGCTCCAGGGAGACATACGCACCTTACAAAGCGAGATAGACGAACAGCGTGCAGCCGGCGAGGACATCAGCGTTGGCCGACTGTGGCGGCTGGAGCGGATGCAGACCGTTCAGGCCCAGGCCGAGCGCGAGATGGCGGCCTTTGCCGAGTTCGCAGACGGGAGCATCAGCGCCGGGCAGCGGGAGGCCATCAAGGCCGGCCAGCGCGACAGCCACAACCTCGTCCAGGCCGCATTCCCGAGGGACGCGCCGATCAGCATCAGCTTCGCGGCGATGCCACGGGATGCGGTAGAGCAGATGGTGGGGTTCCTGCAGGACGGGTCTCCGCTTCTGGACCTGCTGACCGAGGCGATGGGCGAGACGGCAGCGGGCTTTGCTGAGACGATGAGCACCGGCCTCACGCTGGGCTGGAACCCGCGCAAGCTGGCCCGCGAGCTGCGCAGCCAGTATGGGATGGGCCTCACGCGGGCGCTGCGTATCAGCCGCACAGAGCAGCTACGGGCCTACCGGGAGGCGACGCGCAACACCTACCAGCAGAACAGCCACATGGTCAAGGGCTGGGAGCGGCACGCGGCGGCGGACGACCGGACGTGCATGGCCTGCGTGATGCTCGACGGCAAGCGGTACGGGCTAGATGAGCCGATGGACGACCACGTGCAGGGCCGGTGCGCGATGCTGCCGATTACGATGAGCTACCGCGAGCTGGGCATCGATGTGGACGAACCAGAGTTCCACCGCGAGCTGGGCAAGGACTGGTTCCAGCGCCAGGACGAAGCGACCCAGCGGACGATCATGGGCAACTTGTACGACCCGTGGCAGGCCGGCGAGTTCGAGCTAGAGGACATCCCGAAGCAGATCAAGGATGAGGTCTGGGGGAATAGCTGGGTGCCCAAGTCGCTGAAGGAGTTGGTGGGGGATGGCAAAGCGGAAGAGTAAGCGACCGCCACTCAAACTGAATCTCAAGGAAGGCACCTTTACCGCCTGGTGCAAGCGGCAGGGGTTCAAGGGTGTGACTGCTGAATGCATCCGCAAGGGGCTCGCCTCCAAGAATCCGACGACACGCAAGCGGGCCAATTTCGCCCGCGTTAGTCGCAAGTGGAAGAAGGGCTAGATGACCCGTCGCCCGACATTCGGACGCGCAGAGGACCAGTGGACGCCCACGCAGATGGTGGCGCACTGTGCGTGCTGCGGCGGGCAGTGGCAGGTCAAGAGCGCCAACATGGACGACGCCAAGGGCTGCCCGTGGTGTGGCGCAGCAGAGAAGGCGATCACCGTCGTGTCGGAAGCACCCGGCTACGGCGGCGCAGTGATAGCAGGACCGGGATAGACAGCACAACCCTACGTGGACCAAAACACGGTGAACAAGTAGAGAGGACTGGCGATGACAGAGGATACGGATCTCGACGGGAACGGACAGGATACGCCCCCCAATGACGCGGACGGCGGCGGTGAACAGCCGGGACAGGGGGAGCGCACCTTCACACAGGCAGAGCTACAGGCCATCATCAACGACCGCTTGGAGCGCGAGCGCACCAAGTACGCCGACTATGACAAGCTCAAGGAAGCTGCCGGGCAGTGGGAAGAGCACCGCAAGGCGCAGATGAGCGAGTTGGAGAAGGCGCAGGCGCGCATCACGGAGCTAGAGGCGGTGAGTGCTGAGGCACAGGAGCGGGCGGTACAGACGTTGATCCGCTCGGCATTCCTGGCGGAAGCGGCCAAGCTCGGCGCGGCGCATCCAGAGGACGCCTACCTGCTGGCAGAGCTGGACAAGGTGGAGATTGACGAGGCCGGCAACGTGCAGGGCGTCGCGGAAGTAGTGGCAGCGCTTGCCGAGGCGGGCCGGCTCGTGATGGCAGGCAAGGCCAAGGCGCCCAATCTGGACGGCGGGGC